GGCCAAGAAGACCGATCATGCCGATGCCATCGTCGCCGATTTGGTCAATCTCGCTAGAACTGAACCTGTCGTCAAGAAGTCCAGAGCCAAGAAGGTTGTTGAGACCACTGCCGAGTCCAAGCCTGCTACCCAGCCTGCTGTCAAGAAGTCCAGAGCCAAGAAGGTTGTTGCTCAGACCAATGACGTTGTTGCTCAGACCAATGACGTTGTTGCTGAGACCAATGACGTTGCTGAGACCAATGACGTTGCTGAGACCAATGACGTTGTTGCTGAGACCAATGACGTTGCTGAGACCAATGACGTTGCTGAGACCAATGACGCTGCTGAGACCATTGTCGAGCCTGTCAAGAAGCCCAGAGCCAAGAAGGAGAAACAACCTCAAATCACAAATGAGGTCGCTCATCTTTCACAGGATTTATGCGAAGAACCTGTTGTCACCGAACCACAAACTTCTAAAAAGGTTAAGAAGAATACCAAGAACTCCAACATTAATTAAATTTACACATCTACAATAAAACCATCTTACAAATTAATATCTACAAATAAACATTTCAAAAAATCATTAAATTTACAAAAAACATTTACAAAAAAACATTTACAAAAAAACATTTCAAAAAAACATTTCAAAAAAACATTTCAAAAAAACATTTCAAAAAAACATTTCAAAAAAACATTTCAAAAAAACATTTCAAAAAAACATTTCAAAAAACAATTAAATTTACAAAAAAACATTTCAAAAAAACATTTCAAAAAAACATTTACAAAAAAACATTTCAAAAAAACATTTCAAAAAAACATTTCAAAAAACAATTAAATTTACAAAAAAACATTTCAATAAAACATTTCAAAAAAACATTTCAAAAAACAATTAAATTTACAAAAAAACATTTCAAAAAACAATTAAATTTACAAAAAAACATTTCAAAAAACAATTAAATTTACAAAAAAACATTTCAAAAAACAATTAAATTTACAAAAAAACATTTCAATAAAACATTTCAAAAAAAACAATTAAATTTACAAAAAAACATTTCAAAAAACAATTAAATTTACAAAAAAACATTTCAATAAAACATTTCAAAAAAAACAATTAAATTTACAAAAAACAATTACAAAAACTAATAAATAAACATCTACACAAAACTAAAATATAAAAGTTTATAATACTTTTTTTCACTACTTACTCCCATTTCATATGTCCTTCCCACAAATATCGGCAATATACCCATCCCAATACACTTTCTCTTTTTAACTCCCATCCCAATACATATTCCTTTTGTCTTAACACACTCATTCCTATCCCTTTACACCATTCCTTCCTTTCTTCTTTTAACCTCATCCCCTTTATCAATACCGGGTAATCGTAATTGTATTTCCATGTCCAGTCAGGACAATCTCCCGTATAATAATTAAATACCCAATCCAACCCTTCGTAGTAATTTGCACAAACATTTTCAATGCATACATCTGGGTCAAAAAGTGCCTTATAATACCTTTGTTCCCACTTTGGTTCGCTAGGATTTATATAATGTTCCACTTCTCTATAAATCAATGGTGCATTGTTGAAAACGGCCTCTTTATCTCCATTCATACTAAACCGAATTTCACCTCGTTTTTTGTATTCTATGCGCATCCATTCCTCCTCCCTTTTTGCCATCCATTGAACCACTTTGTCAAATTGCGCCCATTGTATCTTTCCATTTGCAATAATAAACGTATTCTGCAAAGAACCCACGGTCTCCTTGTATGCAGTCAACAAATTGTATATTCCATTGGTACGAATATTCAGTGCGGGGAAGTGGGGTAAAAAATCATTCCCCAACATAAAGCAGAGAAACGCATAATCATAAATGCGGTCAAAATGCTGCGATTTGCACCCCATTTCAATCAATATGGAGTCGCACAGCATATTTATGTCCAAAATATAAGAGGCGCCATTTTCCAAATCGGTATTCAGACTTTTTGCAAATTCGGGCGCTTCTCTATAAACAAAAAAATTGGATGCACGGTTATTGAATATTGACAACATAAGCAGGTCGGCATCGAGTCCATAGATCACGGTGTTTTGGTCTTTGTGTTGTTCCGGATTCTCACGAATGTATTGGAACAATTTGTGTTCCCCCTCACCAGGTATGTCCGCAGCCGAAACAATGACTTTGCTATTATTTTCAAAATGCGCATTCACATATTTTGATAAAAACACCATAAATTCTGTTCCAGGCGTGATTAATGACGTACTAAACACGCTTTTGGGAATAATTCCGTGCGCCTCCATAAAAGCGGACCGGTAGCGGCGGTTTCTTTGCTGTTTCATTTTAGCAAGAGGCGCAACACCATCAAACGCTATAAAAACAGTGTTTGATGGACGTATTTCGTCAATGTATTTTTGCAATTTAGTACACACCATCGCCGAAATATTTTTATAATTGTCTGATAGGACAGGCAACATTTTACCCGCCTTATCAATTTCGCGAATGGAGTCGTAGATGATTGAATTCGAATCCAAGTACAGATTTTGAAACTGGTGAGTCTGGATACTGAATTTTTTTAAAATATTTATATGATTTCGGATAATGTAAGAGAAGTAAGACGGAATTCCCATGGTTTAGTTATATTAATCAAAATACGTTTATACTCTTTTGCAAAACCTTTATCCGGTGTATAAATTATCCGGTGTATATAAATTATCCGGTGTATATAAATTATCCGGTGTATATAAATTATCCGGTGTATATAAATTATCCGGTGTATATAAATTATCCGGTGTCTATAAATTATAAAGTGATATTATATAATGGATTTTAAAGAGTTATTTTTTTTAATTTACAGGATGATGCCATTTATAATCGTATCTTACTTAGTCATATCGTCTCTCTTTTCCGGTGAATTTTCGGGATTTTTATTACTAGTGGGAATCATGATGTCGTCTCTCATAACAATCGCGGTTTCCCAAATGGAATTTATTACCGAGGGAATTAAAGAGGCCAAAATAAATATGAGTGAATGCAGTTTGTTGACACTGAATGACCAACCTTTGTCGAATTTGCCGCTAAGTTCGCACACATTTGCATTCATTTTTGGCTATTTCATTTTTGTAATTGTGACAAACAAAGTTGTTGTCAAAAATGCACTGTTGATTTCAATTGTCACAATTCTCGTTTTTATAGACATGGTGTACAATTTTAACAGTTGTGCACAAGAGTTTGTATTAATCCCATTGATAATTGGCGTATTTAGTGGTGTGTTGTGGGCAATTATGATTGGAAAGCGAAACCAGATGATACCGCAGGAAGACAGTGCTTCCAAATGCAGTGTCAGCAAAGGTTTGTACAAATGCAAAATTAAACGAACGGGGCAGGTTGTTAGCGCATAGGAGAACAATGGTTAAGGCTCGAAATACTGTATATTTGTGTTAATCCAACTTTTAAACTGGTTTGAAATTCGCGACCTTGATAAATCATCCGCCATCAGTTTCATTGCCCGCGATTTATCTTCATATGCGCGAATAAAATCCTTGATAATACCAACTGTATTCGCGGTTTCATATTGCGGGATTTGGTCTTTTTGTAAAACAGCGTATCCTTTTCGCTGGTTTACAACATTGTGAAAATTGTAAAACAATTGAATCAGATCTTCTCTACAACGTATGTTATTAACATTGATTGAGCGCATATATTCGGAGGCGTGCGCCGAACAAATCGGGCACGGCAACGTTCCGCAAATCAATCCTATAAAATTAAAATATTCTTTGATAATTAATCCAAAATACTCGGGTTTGATTTTTTGTGCGGTAACGTGAAAAAATGTCCAAATTGGTCTCCCCCATTTCATTTTGGGCAGTGGATCTACTTCCTGTTTCACGACAACTTGCGGTTGTACTGGTTTCGCATGAAATTGTCGGTATGCAAACTGCATTTTCACTGGCGCAGCAACTTGGCGTGGTTGTTCATAATTCGGTCTTGCAGTTTTTTTATGAACATGACTAAACATCATTCTGATATATATTTAAAAAGAAAAAGGTTTGAAACCAATTCCGAATATGTGAAACAAGAAAAACGAAATAAAAATAAAAATATAATAAAACCAAATAGTATAAATGTCGTCGCAAACCGAAGTTGTTAAAATAATAAAAGAATGGATAACAATCGACAATGACATCCGCAACATCAATAAAGAACTCCGAGTCCGCAAAGAGAAGTTGAAAAAAATATCGCAAACCCTGATGAAAACGATGAAGGAAAATAAGATTGACGAGTTTGACATAAAAGATGGAAAAATGGTATTTTCGCAGACCACCGTTAAAAAACCAATAACCAAAAAAAATCTGGTATCCATATTATCAAAGTACTACGAAGGCGACATATCCCAGGCGGTTGAAATGAATAAATTCATAATGGACAATCGCGAAGAAGTTGTTAAAGAAACCATTAAGCGGACTATCAACAAAGATGATTAACCCATTAGTCCTAACTCGGGGATGCACGTTTTTCCATTGATTATTTTAGCTTTAGCGATGATTGCCGGGTCCACTTTCCCTTCTAAAATGTCTTCCGTCTTATAGACGTTGTTGAATTTGTCAATATAGTAAACAATTCCCATAATGTTGGTGGCCACTACGTCAATTTTCTTGGTGCATACTCCACAAACATCGTCAGCCAATCCGTGCGGGGCGCCCTTCGAATGTGTTCCGCAAAATTCGAATCCGTCTTTGCGCTTGCGCGTGCACTGTTTGTTGTCAGCGCGCTTTGCATTGCAGCGGTTTTGAGTGGGGATGGAGTTTTGGATGCGCTTTCTTTTTGATAAATCGTCTTTACTAAATAGCAGGCGTTCGTATTCGTAAACGTATTCGAGCAGTTCATTGATTTTTGCCTTTTCACCAAAATTCAGGTCAATCGCTTTAGTGCGAATGCTGTCCTTGAATCGAGTTATGAATTCTTCCGATTTTGAGTTTAATTTCTTTTCCATTTTGTTATTATGCGATTCATTATAACAAACTAAAAATATTCAATTTTACGATTTATTTATTTTTGTCATTGAAAAAATTGTAAAGCAGATTGTCGGGGTTGTGATTTTTCACATCGCCGTCAATCATTTGTATGGATTCGTATATTTTTCGCAAGACATCGTTGGGCGCACTTGACCCAACCTTGATGAACCCCTGTTTCACGAGTGTTTTTCGAATTTCGTCGATGGGGGTTTGTTTTATTAAGTAGGATTTTGTTGTCACATTTGTCCGAATGGTTTTGTTGGGAAGGAGAACTCCAACATTGGGTTTATACCGATCCTTGCCACATCGGTAGGTTCTTCGCAAAAGTTTTTTGTATTTTTTTTGCTTGACTATTTGGGTTTTGGTTTTTTGTTCAATTTCTCTCTGTTTTAGTTTTTCAATCAACAACAATTCGGCGGGGCTTTTGATACGTTCGGAAACAAAATCGTGGACAGGTTCGTGGGCTTTCATTGTCCGATTGTGATACGAACGATAGGTGGGCAAAGACCCGTTTTTCAAACAGCCGTAGTTGGGTCTGGGTAAAATTTGCATAGGTTCTGCGTAAGATTGTTCAATGTGTGTGGATACTTCGTTGGGTGCTGCGCTAAACATAGATTCCGTGTGCATCGGCACTACATTAGGTGCTACGCTGTGCACTACGTTAGGCATCGGTACTACGTTAGGCATCGGTACTACGTTAGGCACGTCATTGTGCAGAATGTCTTCATCCAAATGAACCGGTATAAGGTCGGTATTTTGATAGTGAACCATAGGGTCTTGAAGACTCGCATTGTAATTTTTAATCGTTTGGTTCGCCTTTGTCTCTCGCTGTTTCTCTGCTATTTTTTTCATAAAATCAACCGAATTTTTAAAATCATTTTCAAATTCATCCGATGCAGAGACTCCTCGACTTTCACTCATCAATGAATTGTATTGTTTCTCTTGATTTTTCCGGATTTCTTTTAAAATACTATTCTTGATTGTTTTGTTGGAAACTTTCTTCTCTGTTTTCAATTTAATTGGTTTGTCCGGTTTTTTCCGTTTTTGTGTTTTTGAAGATACTTTAAATAAATCCTCATTGTATTTTACGATTCGAATATTACCGTTGCTCATAATACAATATTGTATATATTGTTTTATGAAATTAAACATAGGTAGGGGAACGTAGTTCCCCTATAACCCCTTCCCTTAAAGGAAACCTACGGGTTCTCTTTAGTACATGTTTTTTAGCATGGTTCTCTTTAGTACAGATTTTTAGTATGGTTTTTAGTATGGTTTTTAGTATGGTTTTTAGTATGGGATCATAAGGGAACGACGAGTTCCCTTAACCTAAGCAAACATAGTCGATATAATCTTCTGCGATTTTTTCAAAGAATATTCTCTCGTGTTCTCTTTGCTTTTCATGAAAATTTCATACCCGATTTCCAAATCCGCGAGTTCAATAATACGTTTTTCCGAGTCCGCTTTTCCATAGACCCTTTTGCTATGTGCAATTTTCGCTTTGAACAACAGTGTTTCAATGTCTCTACCGAACCCACTAAAACTGTCGTACCGTTTCTTGAACCATTTCTCTCCATCTACATTTCCAATTTTCCATTTATAGTCGGCCACTTTCTTTTTGAAAATTTCCCACAAATCTTTTGCCGAGTAATTGTCAATCTTGAATCTCCAAACAAACCTGGATTCCAATCCCGAATTGAGAGAGAAAAACCGTTCGTTCAGTTCGTTCTCGTACCCCGCAATAATAACCATGATATTGTCTTTTTGATCACTCAACGACTCGCACAAAGTGTCAACACACTCTTTGGAAAAATTGTCGTCGCCGAGAGAATATGCCTCATCAATGAATAAAACGCCACCTAAACTTTGGGTTATAAGCGCCTTCATTTTGATTGCGGTTTGGCCTAAATATCCGGCAATCATATCGGAGCGGGTGGCTTTTTTGAATTTATGTTCAGTAGTCGATTTAGGTTGCGACCCGAGGGGGTCGCAGGGTTTGTTAATAACTCCAATTTTGGAGTAAATTGCGCCGAGCACTTTGGCAACTTCGGTTTTTCCGGTGCCGGGAGGGCCAAAAATCACGGTGTGTTTATAATCGTCGGCCCCATTGTGCAACCCTTGCAGATAGTAGAGAAGTTGTTCGAGTACACTTTTTTTCAAAGTGTGCATTCCAATCATTGCATTGAGTTCGCAAAGTTCGGGCTTAATGGAATGGATTGTTTTCAAATTGATATTGTATTCCACGTGTTCTTGGAAAGGGTTCTCTTCGGCAATTTGTATCAAATCGGAAATGGAATTCAGAGAGAAATCAATGGTGACAAAATTTTTGGTTAAAGATTTTTCAGGTCTATTACTATCCTGCATATTAATATCGTGTGTATTACTATCCTGCATATTAATATCCATATTTAAAACTTCGTGTTCATTTTGCCATTCTTCGTAAAGCTGCGACACGTTTACTTTCAAATTGGAAGGATAGAATTGTTGGGTGGAGGTCGCAAACATAAAGTTCTGATAATCGTAAAATGAGAGATGCGTTTTTTTCTTGTAATAATCCATGAATTTGTTAAATTCTGCGCATTTCATTGTTCCAATCATTGTTTCTCTATTCACTATAAAAATAAATAATCTTTAACTATATAAAAATAAAAACCATATTTATTATCATCGATAAAACAGGTTAATAAATGTCGTCATCGGAAATTGAAAAAATACATAAGGCTCTTGTGAAATATGACCCTTTGCAGGCGGTACTCTATGGGTCTCGCGCAACCGGGATGTCCAAACCCGACAGCGACTACGACGTTATGGTTTTTTTCAAAAGGTCTAATTTTCCATTAAAGGAAACCGCGGAACAAAGATTTACGCGGTTTTATAAAATGGCGTGCGAATTGAAATGTGCGCTCGGAAAACCAGTGGATTTGGTTGTTATGAAATACAATGGAAAATGGGTGAATACACATTGCGAAAGAGATGTGTTGTTTTACAATCATGTAAGGTGCGAAGCCATTTGTGCTTTTGATAATAAACGTGGTGCGGAAATGTGCGATATGTCCGAAAAGATTGGGCTGTATAAAGCGTGAAGCACAACGTGCGACCAAAGCTCGAAGCGACCAAAGCACTTTGCAAAAGTTTTATGAACAAAACAAAATAATATAAAAAATTGAACTTTTTATATTATTAGTAGGCAAAAGTATAAAAATGAATCTAGAATTAAAAATGTCAACTGAAGAACAACCTAAAATTACCGAACAACCCAAAAAGAGGGTTTATAAGAAGAAGGCGGTTATTGAAGAGACTTTAACCGACGCAGTCATTGCCGAAAAAAAACCAAAAAGACAAACAAAACCAAAGGCAATCGCAAAGGAAGAACCCATGAATACGACCAAGCAATTGGAAGAAATCATCATGAGCGAAGAAAAAATGAATTTGGAAATTAAGAAAATGGTGGAAGAGAATATGAAGAACCCCGACAACGAAGTATTGGCGCATTTGGGACAATACGTTGAAGAACCATTCAAAATCATTGAATCCTATTTTGACGGCCAGCATTCTTCCTGTCTGGTTCGTCATCAATTGGAATCGTACAACGATTGCATTCACCGTCAAATTCCCCAAACCATTCAGATGTTTAATCCAGTCATGGTTCGCTCGGACAAGGATATTTTGCCAAATTCCGACAAATATTCGCTGGAGGTTGAAATCACATTCACCAATCTGAAGTTGTATCCTCCTCAAATTTATGAGAACAATGGCGCAACCAAATTGATGATGCCGAACGAAGCCAAATTGCGAAATGTCACCTACGCGTCCAATATGACCATCGACATAAACATAACGTATCACGTTCGCGACAATGTGGACATTGAAAAACCGCGTTCAATCACCAGCGTGATACCAAAAGTAAGTATTGGAAAATTCCCCATCATGGTCAAATCATCGATCTGTGTTCTCACCCAGAACAACCACATCAACCCGGTCTCAGTCGGCGAATGCACATTTGACCACGGTGGATATTTCATCATCAAAGGTTCTGAGAAAACCGTTTTGCAACAGGAGCGCGCGGCGCAAAACACGGTTTATTGCTACGACGGCAAAAACACGTCCAAATGCAGTTGGTATGCGGAAATCAAATCGGTTCCGGACTACAAGTGCATTTCGCCCAAACAGGTGGAAATTGAAGTCGCGAGCAAAAACAACGGGTACGGTCATCCATTGAAGGTGGTGATTCCCCGCGTTCGCGAATCCATCGATTTGTTCGTGCTGTTTCGCGCACTGGGCGTCGCATCCGACAAACAAATCTGCGAATACATATTGCTGGACATAGACAGTAGTATGCACACGGATATTTTGAAATTTCTGAACGCGTCTATTATCGAGGCCAATCAGTATATGTCAAAGGAGGATGCGCTCAGACACATAACATCCTATGTGGCGTTTACTCCTATGAATATGGACAAGGAACAGGGTTCCAAGAAGAAACGCGATTTTACCAATGACGTATTGGGCAACGACCTGTTTCCCCACTGCAAAACCCCCGAACAAAAGATTTATTTCCTGGGTTATATGACGAACAAACTCATTCAGACCGCGCTCGGATGGATTAAACCGTCTGACCGCGACTCCTATGTGAACAAACGCATTGATATGACCGGAACCCTTTTGAACAATTTGTTCCGCAACTATTTCAACAAGTTGGTGAAGGAGATGCAGAAACACATTATCAAGGAAATCAATGGCGGTTCGTGGCGTTCTGCCGAGGATTACGAAAGCATTGTCAATAATGGGAACATCTGCAAAATGGTGAAATCCACCACGATCGAGACCGGTATTAATCGCGCATTGGCGACTGGCGATTTCAGCATTAAACAAAGCAACAGCAGTAAGGTCGGTGTTGCGCAAGTGGTGAATCGTTTGACTACTGCTGCGACGCTCAGTCATATGCGACGCATCAATACGCCCATTGACAAATCGGGTGAGCTGATTGACCCGAGAAAGTTGCACGGGACAACATGGGGGTTCCTTTGCCCAGCAGAAACTCCGGAGGGCCAGTCAATCGGTGTTGTCAAAAGCATCAGCACGATGACCCACTTAACAATAACGACCAACAGTTCGTCGTTGTACATATATGTTGAGCCCTTCATCAAGTCTTTGAACACGGCTTCGCCAAAGGAGACATTCGGCAAAGTCAAAGTATTTGTCAATGGTTGCTGGGTAGGTGTCACAGACACGCCGATCGAATTGTACAATGACATGAAGGAGAAGAAATACAAGGGTATTTTGAATATTTACACATCGGTCGTGTTTGATTACAAGATGATGGAAATCCGCATTTGCAACGATGCTGGCCGGATGACGCGTCCTTTGTTGCGTGTCAAGGATGGGAAGGCGCTTATGACCACCGATATTATCAACCGACTGGATTCCGGAGAATTGTCGTGGAACGATTTACTGACAAACTGCAAATTGGATACGTCGGTGATTGAATACATTGACCCAGATGAACAAAATTTTGCGATGATTGCGATGCGTGCGAAAAATTCGTATATTTTGAACGACACCAAAATCAATTTCACCCATTGCGAAATCCATCCATCCACCATTTTCGGAATCCTGGCGTCGTGCATTCCCTTCCCTGAACACAACCAGGCGCCGAGAAACACTTATCAATGTTTAGATATTAATGAAACCGTCCTTTTGTCAAATGGAGAAAAAATACCAATAAAAGATGTAAAAGTTGGTGATTCGGTTATCTGTTTTAATCCGGAAACATTTAAAACTTCGCATACAAAAGTTGTCAACCATTATGTTCGTGAAACTGATAAAAAGATTTACAAAGTAAAGACCATCAGTGGAAGAGAAATAATTGCAACCGAAGACCACAAGTTTATGACAACCAGTGGGTGGCGCGAAGTTCAAAATATGGAGGTAAATGAAACGATGATTGGAACGATGGATAATATTAAGAATCCTGTATTTGAAATGCTTGCAAGTATTGAAGAAGTTGAGAACAGACTAATTTCGGATATTACAGTTGAATCTGACGACCACAGTTTTATTGCAGGAAACAATTTTATGTCAAGTAATTGTGCGCAGAGCAAGCAGGCAATGGGCGTCTACGCAACCAATTACGATAAACGATTTGACAAGACAGCCTACATATTGACATCGCCCTCGAGACCTTTGGTGGACACGCGCATTATGAACTGGCTCGATCTCGTCAAGATTCCATCGGGTCAGGTTATCCATGTTGCGATTATGTCGTATACTGGCTATAACCAGGAAGACAGTGTGTTGATAAATAAGGGCTCGATTGATCGCGGGATGTTTTCCACAACGATTTACCACACGGAGAAGGACGAGGACAAAAACATAACCCGTTTTGTCAGCCGATGCAAACCGGACGCCACCAAAACCAAGGGAATCAAATACGGCAATTACGACAAGATAGACTCGACCGGATTTATCCCCAAGAATACCAAGTTGGACGACCGCGATATCATTATGGCAAAGGTGGTTCACATCAAGGAGAACCGCAATGACCCAACAAAGCCAATCAAATTCGAGGACCAAAGTAAGAGTGTAAGAACTGCGGGCGAGGAAATCCACATTGACGAGAACGTCACCTGCAGAAATGGCGATGGATATCCCTGCGCCAAAGTCAGAATGCGTACTTTCAGAAAACCGTGCATCGGCGATAAATTTAGCTCGAGACATGGTCAGAAGGGCACAGTTGGATTAATTATTCCAGAGTGCGACATGCCATATACCAGAAACGGATTGAAGCCGGACATTATCATCAATCCGCACGCAATTCCTTCGCGTATGACGATTGGACAGTTGAAAGAAACATTGTTAGGAAAGGTGTTGATACATTTGGGAATGTTTGGCGATGGAACCAGTTTCGGCGAATTGGATGTAAAAACCATTGCCGCACAGCTCCAGAAACTGGGATACGAGAGTTATGGAAACGAGATCATGTATGATGGATTGACTGGCGAACAATTTGACGCGAGCATCTTTATTGGACCGGTCTTTTACCAGCGATTGAAACACATGGTCAATGACAAGCAACACAGCAGGTCAATCGGACCGATGGTGAATTTGACGAGACAACCGGCCGAAGGCCGTAGTCGTGATGGCGGTTTCCGTATCGGTGAGATGGAGCGTGATGTTATGCTTGCGCACGGAATGAGTCGATTCTGCCGAGAAAGATTGTATGATGTTTCGGACAAATACAGTGTTCATGTGTGCAAGAAATGTGGAATGATTGCGCAATACAATGACGCGTCGACATCGAACAATATGATGTCCAAGTACAGTTTCACGGTGCATAAATGCGGGGTCTGCGACAATACGACGGACTTTGCGTATGTGGAAGTGCCCTATGCGTTCAAACTGATGGCGCACGAATTGCAGACAATCAACTGTGTTCCAAGATTGCTGACAGAGTAAGTGAAAATGTAATGCGACACGTTTGATTATAACTTAAATATTATGACCTTTTTTATTTAATACCAAATAATTAAATAAAAAGCTTTGGATATAAAGGAGGGGGAACGTAGTTCTCCCAAAAAGATATAAAAATAAGATACGTATAGTACTAATCAATCCAATGAATGGAGAAATGGCAATCAATTCTGTGTTATACGGCAAACTTAAATCGGACGATGGAGGCATCTTAAACATTATTTTTTTAACATTTGCAATGTCTATCATAAATTACATAGTGAGACAGGCCAGCTATTATTTGGAAGACGTTGACTTTAAAAAACTAATGAATTGGGAATTTTTTTTCCACAAACTGCAGAAGAAAAACTCAGTAGAGTACGAAGGCAAAATATCGTGCGCAGTGAATATGTACAGTTCAGAACTCAAACAAACCAGTGTATTTGGCAAAAGGTTCAAAGCATTGTGGGAATACATTATTGCGGAAATTGACAAAAATCCGTCAATTCATTCGATCAAGGAGCAGACGGTTAACAAGAAGGAAGACGATATATACATGGTGAACCAAAAGGATAAATTCATGGTTAACAAAGAATTGGAGATTTATGCATATACGTACACCGAAAGCGAATCTACAAACAAAGAGGAAGACGAAATCAAAACGCGAAACAAAACCTCCAATATCATCATTGAACTGTATTCGTACAAAAGTAGCACCGAGGCAATCAAAATGTTTGTGGAAAACATAACGTTGGAACATATGAAAAAGTTGGAAAATGCGCGCAAAAACAAACATTTCATTTACACACTTTCACAAATAAAATACGACGACGATATTTCTGAGAGGTGGTGTGAAACCCGTTTTGAGAGCACGCGGACATTCAAAAATCTTTTTTTCGAAAATAAACAAAAGATTCTGGATAAGATTGATTTTTTCATTCAAAATAAAGATTGGTATTATGACAAAGGCATTCCATACTCGTTGGGAATCGGGATGCACGGCCCTCCCGGAACCGGAAAAACGTCGTTTATCAAGGCATTGGCGAATTACACGGGAAGACACATTATTATCATTTCTCTCAAGTTATTGAAAACCAAACACGACCTCGATGAAATCTTTTTTGAAGACAAATACAACGGATCCAATGAAAGAGGGACGGTTGGATTTGACAAGAAAATCATCGTGTTTGAAGACATTGATTGCGTCGGAGACATTGTGCTTTCCAGGGAACATAAGAAAGAAAAATATGCAGAGAAAGAAGTTGTAATTAATCTGGATCCGGTAACCAAAGTATGTGAAGTCCCCAAAATCAAAATTGAGGATCCCATTACTCTAGACGATATTTTGAATTTGTGGGACGGAATCCGCGAAACGCCGGGGAGAATATTGATTCTCTCTTCCAACCATTATGAAAAGTTGGATCCGGCATTGAAACGCCCTGGGAGAATTGATATTACACTGGAATTGGCGAATGCATCGAGAAACGTGATTTGCGAAATTTACCGGCATTTAACTGGAGAATCCATTGATCCAGCTCTGTTAGCACAGATTCCGGACCGGAAGTATTCGCCCGCTCAAATAATGAATTATTATATGGCTGGAGAGAAAAATGCGGAAATCTTTATTGAGAAATTAATTGGAATTATTTGATTTAGCTTCGCTTCAACCCATATGAGCCACATACTTAAGGAAAGAGTCAGATTGGTTTCCCTATATAGAAACATTTTTAAAAAAAGGGAAGGGGTCATAGGGCGTAAGCTTCGCTGAATAACCGTAGGTTTCCCTATATAGTTTTGCAATTGGTTGTAATCACTTGCCCGGCTATCCGGGTGGTTTGCACATTTTCGATTTGTGTGTAAATGACTTTGCTTTTTGCTAATGTTTTGGAGTGCATTTTGCAGAGATATGCACACCGCGAAATAACGTTATGTGGAACCTGATTTAGCTTTGTTTCGCAGGTTAAAACTACATGACATGAAGGAGAATCTGATAAATGAAACCATATATCAGATTTGTTGGCGTTTTGTACGAGTTCGGTGTTCTCTATTGCGGACCTCCCGATCTTGATGGTATAAGTTCTGCCGTCGTATTCAAAAGTTTCGAGTTTCATTGCTATGAAATAATTCATGAAATATTTTTATATCCTTTAAAGGAAACCATAGGTTTCCTTTTGAACCTTCCTCTTAAGGGAACTACGTTCCCCTATGACCCCTCCTTTTATAAGGAAGGTTTAGAAGGAAGGTATAAGCAAATCGAAAAAAAGAAAACCTCGGGTTCCTTTATATAATGAACAGCACCGCGCTTTTTCTCGTTGGATGCATTGGCACACGACTTCTCTTCACATATTTAGCAATGACTTTTACTGCATTTTTGCCCTATATGGGTTATGTAGCCGCACTTATTTCCGCGGGATTTTTTTACATTTATTTCACGGGTAGCAGACCCACTGGTGTAGAGACCGGCGGAAAACCCATTTGGTGGAACCATTTGAGACCGTTGCATGGGTTTTTATACGGTTTGTTCGCATATGGTGCGATTATTGGTCGCACAGATTCGTGGAAAGTACTATTTGCAGACACGATGATTGGTTTAATCGCATTTTTGCACAAACATTTTTTTTAAATTTTGTATAATAAATATTTACTTATAGGTAAAATAGTTATTATACAAATGGCAAACATTGATATTTTTGAAGCGTGTAATAATAATAATATTGAAAACGTAAAAAAGTTTATTTCCGAAGGTGCTGATGTAAATGGTAAAGACAAATACGGTTTTACTCCTTTATTTATTGCCGCAATTCGCAATAATGCTGAAATTGCGGATTTACTTATTTCGAAGGGTGCTGATGTAAATCCCAAATACATTGATAAACCAGATAGTCCTTTATTAATAGCGTCCAGTCTAAGACATTTTGAAATGGTTGAATTGCTTTTATCAAAGGGTGCAGAAGTCAATTATGAAAATAAAAGAACGATAACACCTTTATTTATGGCATGCCTTAGTAATAATATAGAAGTTATAGAAATATTGCTGCACTATGGAGCAGAACCACACAAAAGAAATAAAAAATACCAAACTCCTTATGGCGTAGGTTCAAACGTTGTAAAGAAATTTATAGACACTTGGAATGGCCCTTTGAAAGGAATACGCGTTTTGAAAAAATTATGCGTATACAATCCAATTGCGTGTGAATATGGATTAGATGAAAACGGGTTTGGTTTTGACGAATGTTTAAGTGATTTTATGGGGTAAGACAAATAAAATTTTAAAAATCAAATAAAATTTTTTAAATCAAATAAAATTTTTTAAATCAAATAAAATTTTTTAAATCAAATAAAATTTTTTAAATCAAATAAAATTTTTTAAATCAAATAAAATTTTTTAAATCA